CACTCAGTGGTACAATGCGCTCCGTGGGAGCGATACAGGCTGGCGATCTATGCGCCGCCGGGAAACATGAAGCGATCTCTGCACCTTGATGGTCGTTCGGTTGATCCGAAGTACGAGATGAAATTCTGATGAGCGAACTCGTGATCGTGACAACGTATCAACGTCCCGAATTGCTGACCTGCACTCTAAAACGCATCAATGAGGCAGCTCCGGGTATTGACCTTTGTGTGTGGAATGATCGCGGCCAGGGTGTGCAGGGCGTCAGGAAGCACGGTTTTTACGGGAACACCTACAGCACGATGGAAGCATTAGGATTGGCTCATAGGGAACGATACGATTACGTCTATCTGATCGAAGATGATGTGTTCGTTTATCCCGACTTCTTCGACTGGCACCGGAGGGCGCATGCCGATAATCCAGACATTTTCGCTTCCTGCGCCTGGACGTTCAATCGACATGCACCCGTCGTGGATGGTGATGACTCATTTGCGCCGTGGTATTACTCAATTGGAGTTTGTTTCCGAGCGGACAAACTCGAACTCGTTGCGCGACACGCAAACATCTCATACTACAGTGACATGCCCGGATATATCCGAGATACTTTTCCTGATTCAAAGCTGAATACCGGCGACATGGCGGCTCACTATGAGCAGGATGGATTGATTCAGCGTGTCCTTGAGCAGGACAAATCTCAGGTCTGCTGGCCAGCGCTGCCTAAATGCGCTCACATGGGCTGGAGCGGTTACAACAAGCCCAACGGCCCGAAGATCCTGACTGCGGATACTTTCGAGGGCCGCGTGCAGCAGGTTGAAGACTTCTATGCAAACTCAGAATATCGTGCTAAGGTTTTCGGTGACGACATCGTACGCAGAGAAGAAGCTGGAGCTGGCCGCGGCAAGTTTCACAGTTACAGGGAATGGCAGATCGTGAAGCCTTCCGGTACTCTCGGACGCGCATTCACGACCAAAGAACCATTGCAACCGCCGTGGCAATTGCTGGGCGAGCGTACGAGTTTCAAGATGCTTCACGAAGTCAATGCAGGATAAAGACTTATGGAAGATTCAGGCGAAATAATCCAGCCACCTGTCTGGCCCTCGAATGGTCAGTTTGTAAAAGGGCATGACCCGCGACGCAATCTTACTGGTGGACCAAAGACTAAGCCACTTACCGAAGCCCTTGAACGACAACTCACCACGAAAGAATGTGATCGCATCGCAAGAGCTATGATTCGACAGGCCGGCAAAGGTTCAGTGTCCCACTTTGAGTCTGTTGCTGATCGCGTAGAAGGTCCCGTGGCCCGCGCTGAAGCCGAATCCTCGAAGACTACCATTCAGGTTGTAATCCTCACGGGCGATGCGTGATTTATCGAAGTACCTCGACTCAGAAGGCAAGCTCAAACTCATAGACTTACGCCCCGTTGCCGAACAGGACGATTCCCATGTTTACCAGGCCACAATAAAGCAACGCGATCTGCACCTGTCCAGGGCTCGCTTCAGAATGGCCATTGGTGGGCGCGGTTCCGGAAAATCTCAGTTTCTTCTATGGGAAGCTGTTCGTTACATGACGAAGTGGCCGGGCTGCCACACACTCCTGTTGCGTAAAGATTTCAAGGAACTGGCGAAGGGTTTGATTCAGGACCTGCAACGGGATGTTCCGGGTCAGCTCTACAAGTACAACGGGCAGGATCACATCGCCCATTGGTTCAACGGATCACTCCTCTATTTCGGCCATTGCGAGAACCTGAACATCAAGGACCTGAACCAGTACCTCTCTGCCTCCTTCAGCTTCATTGGCGTAGAAGAGACCGGTGAGTTCCCATTCGATATATGGGACTTTCTTCTCGGCTCAAACCGCAACAAGGTGGAAGGGCCGACGCCAACAATGGCTGGCGCAACGAATCCTTATGGCATCGGTTACGGCTGGATCAAGACACTGTTTGTGGAGAAACGCCCTGTAGCCCAAATCGAGGAGAGCAAATCGTATGACCCCCAAAATTACTTTTACAATCACTCCACGCTGCTGGATAACCCGTACCTTATGCGCAAAGATCCTGACTATATCAATCGGCTCAACCTCTTATCGCCTGAGTTACGGCAGAAAATGCTCTATGGAGACCTTGACTCCGTCAGCGGACAATACTTCACAAATTTCAGCATGGATCGGCACGTTATCCCTCTCTCGCATCAAGCGGAGCGGATTCAGTGGGAAGACTGGCAAACACCCTGGATCGGATCGGACTACGGACTCGCGCACTTTTGGGTAACGTACTGGATGCGCCTTGCGATGGTCAGGCGTGGCGACGACTGGAAACGTTGCTGCGTGATCTATCGGGAGCTGGTGGACCATGACAAGTCGATCGCCGAATATACCGCCCTGATTGACCATCGCATGAGAAACGGGCGCGACTCGTATACGTTCAGGGAGGAGAAGATCGCCCACGTATTCTTTTCGCCTGAGCGATTCAACCGTACTTCACCGCAACATACGCCGGCCGACCAGTTCACCGAAGAGTTGTACAAGTTCGGTCTGCCACCGGCTTCAAGAGCTACCGATGATCGCGTGGCTGGTGCGACGTTCATGTACTCGATGTTTGACGCCAACGAGATTGTGATTCTGGATTGCTGCCCGAACCTGATACGTGCAATCCCTACGCTGATTCGCGGGGGCAAGACTTCCAAGGACATTGAGGACGTTTACAAGGCCGAGACGCTCGAAGACGATTGCTACGACGGCGCACGGTATGGCATAGTGTCCAAACTGATGGAAGTAAACAAGCCAGCCGAAACGATCATGCGCGAACACGCCATGCAGATCCATGATCCTGTTGCCCGTCACCACTTCGTACGAAAGCAAAACGCGCAGATTGAGAAGAGTGGCGAATACTTCAAGCCGACCTATGGGCCGCGCTGGAGGAATCAATGAAGTGGCGCACCGCACTTGAAACTCATCTGCTTACCGAGAACTCCTGGTTGCGTCACCAGCTCGAAGTCGCGCAGGCCAAGATCGAACGCATGGAACTGGCGATCATGCCGATGACGGAAGCAGGGAGACGCTACGCATCGAAGGCTGAACCGGTAGAACCGATATTCATACCAGAAGGAAAAGATTTGCCTTTGGTCGGCGGATGGCGTAAAACTCAGGAACAGAACGCGCTGGATTTGAAGGAGGCAGAACGTGACGATGCTCTTCGGCAAAAAGCCAATGCCCAAACCGCAGTCCGGGCATCCACCGCAACAGATGGAACCCAAGCAGAACGATCAGCCTGAATCACAGAATCAGGGCGATGAGGGCGAAGACATTCATTCCGTAGTCGCGCAGCATGGTCCTGCCAACGAAGTCCACATCATGCACTCCGGTGGGCAGCACACCATGCACTCAACGCATGGAGCGCACAAGCACAAATCCAGCCACGGTTCAGCCCACGAAGCACATCAGGCGGGTATGACTGCGGCGAACGCTGAACAGCCCGAGGGTGACGAGGAAGGCGTAACGTCCGATCAGAACACGCCGGAACAGGCCCCGGCAATCCCAGGTTACTAACGGAGGACTCCCTAAGTTCTCTGACGTAGCAAAGGCGCGTCATTCAAAGAATGGCTGACGAACAAGCTCCGCAATCCTCGCTACCGGAACCTGGCGTAATCGCTCCGTGGGATTATTCTCCAGAAGAAAACTCACAGCTATCTGAAAAAGCCCAGCAGTGGCTTACGACTCTGTGTGAGAAGTTCGCCAAGCGCGATATGGCCGCTCGCAGGTTTGAGGTTGAGCAGAGCTGGAAAGCGGGGATGTTCAAGCGCGGGTATCAGTACCTGCTGCCCCAGAAAGGCGGAGGCTGGATCACCTGGCAGGCCAAGAACCCTGAGACGTGGAACGCCAATCCCGGCCTGAACACGAACATCTACACGCCGTACCACGACATCATTGTGTCGGCGCTCACGCGTGATACGCCTGAAGTCAGGTTCGAGCCGGAAGACCCTGAGAATGACGGAGACATCACGGCGGCTGATGCGGCCGGGGATTTCATCAAGGTATTCGAGCGCAACAACGATCTTCTTACGCTGCACACGGATATCTCGAGTTATCTGTTCACGGACGGGAGAAGCCATGTCTACACGCGGTACGTCAAGGACGCGCAGCAATTCGGGTACGAGCAGGAAACGGACGAAGAGCCAGTCGTCCCGGAAGACGAAGAACAGCAGCAACCCCCTGACCCGGACACACTATCCGGCCAAGCTGCGAGTACCGAGGGAATGGCTCAAGAGAACACTGGAGGAATTCAACAGGAATCTGGACAAAGTTCTGGAAAACAACCACGCGGCCGAGAAGTAGCAGAAGCCTTTGGCAAGCTATCCGTAAAAGTTCCCATCAACACCAAAAAGCAGTCGCAGTGGCACGCGCTTAGTCTTTCTCGTGAATGGGACGTGTCCATAGCCAAGGCTACGTTTCCGTGGATCGCCGACAAGATTGCGCCCAGCTCAAGCCCTGGTGAGAATGAACTCGACCGCATCGCACGAATCAATATCGGGCTGGCCCTTGGATCTTCGTATGTTACAGGCGATTCGATGGTGAATGACGTTACCGTGCAGGGCGTGTGGTTCCGGCCTGCCGCGTTCATGGAAGTTTCTGATATTCCGGTACGTGACGAGCTGATGGGCCTGTTTGCCGACAAGGGCGGATGTCTCGTGGTTCATGCTGGCAAGACCTTCGCTTTCGCTCGACCTGAGTGCATGGACGATCACTGGTCAGTTATCAAGGCGAACCCCTCCGACAGCATGAACTGTCCGGGTCAGGGTGAGTGGCTTATCCCGATACAGGAGCGTGTCAACAACCTGGTGGATTTGCTCTATGCATTCTTTGTGGCTACAGTTCCGCGAAAGCACTTCGACTCAAAAGCATTCAACATCGAGGCGCTTAAGAATCAGACAAACTATCCTGGTGAATCAGGGCCTTTCGTTCGCCAGCCGGGTACGCCAGTATCCGAGTTGGTATTTATTGAACCTTCGCCGCAGCATCAGCCGGAACTGCCGGACTTCCTCTGGAAGATGATCAATGAGATCGCACAGCTACTTACCGGAGCTTATCCCGCACTTTCAGGCGGTGACACTGAGGGGAACGACACCGCTTCCGGTATCGCCACACAGCGCGATCAGGCTCTTGGACGCCTTGGGCTGGTTTGGCATTCAATTCAGGCTGCCACCGCGAATTACCATCGGCAGGCAGTTCAGTGTGCTGCACGATGTCGAGAGCGAGACGTAAAGCAGTTGATCGGGGAGTCGGATACCGTCATCATCGAACTGAACGATCTCAAGGGCAACGTGCTGTGCTTCCCGGAGTCCGATACGAGCTTCCCCGAATCGTGGACGCAGCGCCAGCAGAGATTCACCGCATTGCTTCAGGACTCAAAGAACCCCGTTATCCAGACGCTGCTTCAGTTGCCCAACAATCTCCGGGTGGCCAAAGATGCGGTTGGCCTTACTGACTTCGAGATTCCCCAGGCGGATTCAGTCGATAAGCAGCGTGGCGAGTTTGAAGTGCTGATGAAGACCGGGCCTGTTCCAAACCCGAAGCTTCAGCAGGCGCAGCAGCTCATGCAGTCAGCACAGATGAAAGGCGCACCACCCGAAGCCCTGCAACAGGCTGAGCAGATGATTCAGCAGATACCACCTGAAGTCTCTACTGTTCCCGTCGATCCCGACTGGGACGACCACGAAGCGGAGGCTGCGACCTGTGGGCAGTTCATCAATTCACCGACAGGCCGCAAGATGAAGAACGGAACTCCCGAGGAGCAGGCAGGCCTTGCGAACATTGCTTTGCACGGCATGGAACACAAGGCGCTGATTAAAGCACCGCAGCCGCAACAGAAACCAGTGAGCGAGCAGATATCGCTGAAGGATTTACCGCCTGAAGGTCAGCAGCAAATGGCCGCGCAGGCAGGAATCCAGATTACTCCGCAGCAGGTAGCAGCCAGGGCTATT